TTGAATAAACCAATGGAGTTTTATCAGCCTCCTTTAGCTGATATGTTTAGTATAACACAGGAGTTTCCAATAAATGAATCTACCAGAGAGTTTCAACTTGACCTTCTCAAAAGGAACGATATCGAAGATTATTATTATTCTGTTTCCGATAGTACTTGGGAGCGGATACGCAGGGGTGACATTTTACAATAAGATGTTAAAGACTATAGAAGCAACTGGTAAGTTTAAACAGATTGAAGACGATATTCACACACTACAATTAACTGTTGACAGTATCAAGGAGAGACAGTTGGAAGGTTTAAACACTAATGTTAGGTTACAAGAAAAAGTTGCTGATGCGTATGTGCTTGCAAAAGAAAGCAATGCAGTTGCTCTATCAACACAAAGAGAACTACAAGCAACAACAGAAGCAACAAAATCAGAAGTAGAGACGATGATTAAGTCTGTAGAAGATAAGCTCGATGTCATCAAACGAGCTACGACTAACCCACTAGATAGGAGATAACATGGTTTGGACAGCATTAATTGGACCAGTAGCAGGTCTATTAGATAAGTTTGTAGAAGACAAAGATCAGAAGAATAAGTTAGCACATGAGATTGCTACCATGTCAGAGAAACACGCACAGGAGCTAGCTAAAGGTCAACTAGAGGTCAATAAGGTAGAAGCTGCACATCGATCACCTTTGGTTGCAGGCTGGAGACCCTTTATTGGCTGGGTTTGCGGTGTTGCATTAGCTTGGCACTTTGTGTTATCCCCTGTTATAATATTTATAGCAGCGTGGTTCAATGTTACATTGCCTGCCTTACCAGAGTTTGATATGGGTTCTTTAATGACTGTATTAATGGGTATGTTAGGTCTTGGTGGACTACGCACATTTGAGAAATCAAAAGGATTAACTAAATGAGATTGTCACCACATTTCAGTTTAGAAGAATTAACTCACTCCGATACTGCTGTTAGGTTAGGTATTGATAATACACCTACAGTCGAAATAATTGATAACTTAACTTTTTTAGCAAACGAATTAGAATATGTACGAACTATACTTGGTCATCCTATGCTTATTAGTAGTGGTTTCCGTTGTAATGCTCTCAATGACCATTTGGGAAGCAAGCGAACTTCTAGCCACACGAAAGGGTTGGCGGTTGACTTTATCTGCCCTAGCTTTGGGAATCCCCATAGTGTGTGCGATGCTATCATATCTGCAAACATAAATTACGATCAAGTAATATTAGAATATGATAGATGGGTTCATTTGTCGTTTAAACAAGACGATCCAAGAAAGGAAGCGTTAATCATTGACAAAACAGGTACAAGATTCTTTCAGCAAGGTAACAGCGAAACTTAAAAAGGTTGTATTAAAATATCAAAATCTAGGGAGGATTATGAGCATTGATGAAATTGCCGATCTTATGGAAGGCAAAACTATTGAAGATGTTCAAGTAGTGTATGGAGAGGACACTATGGTAATCTACCTATCAGATGGCTCTAATATAGAGATTATTGTTGATTCTATTTATGCAGACACCCCAGAATTTGACTCATAAGAAAAGCATTACTTTGCCTGATGGCACTGAAACAGACAATTACAGTACAGAGTATCAAAGGTATTGTGAAGCTCTTAACCTATCTAAAAAGCCTTTGTTTAAACGCAGAATATGGCTAGAGAAGATTAGTCATCAAGAAGAGAGAGTAGAAAAGTTAAAGTATTGGTTATCTTTTATTTGGAAAGCTGATGTTTAAACGCAAACTCACTGTAAGATATATTTAAGTGTTTGTTTTGTATTTCATACAAATCAGATTTTGTTAAAAAAGTTGTTCCATCTCTTCTTCTTCTAATAGTCCCTTTTGGGTAATATCTTGCTTTGTATGGTAATTCCTGTTTGTCTATCCATCCACATATAGTCAGCACTCTATCTTTTTTGTGTAAACTGCAAAAAATGTATCGATCAACATCATATTTAGACTGAACTGCCATTAAATTATTAACATAATATTCTTCAGGATAGCTATCTCGTCCCATTGTTTTGACATCGTATGTTTTACCTTTGTATGTAAAATCTATACCACCATCAAAACCGTCTTCAAAAGAAGTTTCTAATCCTAATAAGTCGCCTATCATTTTTTGCCCAACAACACCTATTCTTTGTTGATTTGGAGTACCATCACCATATCCTCTATTACCTAAATTATGTGTTTGAACGATGTTTAAACTGTATTTTGCAACTTCATCTGAAATAGGAATATTAATCATGCTTCAATGCGCCTAGATGCTATAGTCAGTAAATTATCCATAGCTAATTGTAATTGATGCTCATAAAGAGTAGGCTTTTTACCTCTTAAAAACCTTGCATAAATTGCTTGTTTTTGCAGTGGCTCTAATGAATCTATGATGGCATCTATGGTATGTATGTTTGACTGTTCTGATGCTTCATACATAATATCAAAAGCATCGTAGTTAGACTCACCCCCTGTGGTCATTCCTAAAGACTTCTTTGGATAACCTAAATTATTACTATCAGATTTCATATACATCTGCCATTTATCTAACAAATCCATCAGTCTCCCTATTTGCATTGTGCACTCCTAATTAGATTGTATTTAAAGGATGAGTAGTATAAGTAAAATCATTTCTCTTTGTTCCTGATCTTCTGTTTTTAAAGTCAGCAGCATATTTAGTAATCTTGCCTTTTATTATAAACATCTTCTCTATGTCCTCTGCCTTTGGGTACAAAAGATCAGCTAATAAGCATTCTTTTATTTTGCTATAAACAAACACATTTTCATCACCTTTAGTTTTTACTATAAAATGATTTTGTATCATCCAATTTGCAACATTGTATATAGATTGTTTAGTTAGCTTTAATGATCTAGCAATATTACCGCAAGTCATACCACCACCATCTAGCAAATTTAATATCCTGTCAGACAACTCTTCTCTGGTCAGTTTTGTGCCATTAGCAGTCGTATAATAATTTACGATAAATCCTGAATTTTCACTTGCCATCTGTTTTTCTCCTTATAAAAACCCCAAAGTTCTATTCGTATTCCAGCTTCTCTTACCTTACCAATATTTTCATGTTCTGTCATCTTCTTCCGTCTAGCAGACATATTGGATTTAGATGTCACCTGTATTGCTAATACTTCATCTCGCCTGATTGCAAGAAAGTCTATAAATCCCCACAAGTCATTTTTCTTACGGCTGAATGTATTATACTTCTCTACATTCTCGACCAAGTATCCTTCTTCAGTCAGTCTTTTTCTTGTCGGTATGTTTAGATTTGTTGGCATCTTTTTTTCCAAATATTCTATCCCAATTCTCTTCAAACTTTTTAGGGTTTGGTATTGGTCTTGCTGAACTACCTTTAGACATTTATTTTTACTCCATACTTACATGAGATAAAAAAAGAGCGATAAATCAGCGTTGGAGAGTAACGCATTAAGGCAATGCGATTTGGAGTAACAATCTGAAATATCGCTCTAACAATATTATTTATATTATAACTGATCTTTGTCATGTAATTCAATCCTATTATCTGGAAACACTTTATGTCTTTTCCCAGACAATTCTTGTTCTATTTCTATTCTAATACCATCCTCTTCTTTAAAACACATAATATTTAACCACACACCATCAACTGCTACTCTTTTTCTTATCATTCTTGCATCTTCCATTTCCCATAAAATCTCTTCCACACCACCATTTCTTATGGAATGTGTTTGCAGGTTGTTTACATTTATTACAAACCTGTTTTCCTAATTTAATAGACATCTATCTGCTATTTCCAATATAATGACCACTAGTATACAAGCCACTCCTATTGCATAGCAAATGCCGCAAGGCTCTTTAGTCTTCGTCATGCAATGGGTCTTCCCACTGTTTAGCTATCAATTTAGCTTGTTCCTCATCTATTTGACTTCCAACTTCAGCTAATAAAAACTTATAGTATTTAAAACCTTTGCGTAAGTCTTGATATTGACCAATGATATTATCGCTTTTCTTTTTCCATCTAAATAGATATTTGACGATGTCTTTAATGACAATCGCTTCTTCAGGCGTACAGTTTCTTACAAACATTTTAGTAATCTCTATACACTCCATGCCTGTTTCTTCATCTATATAATGAGATGGTTTTTCTACCATATCACTCATGATTGCTCCTCAATGATTAACATACCTTTTTCAAACTCACAAACTACACCATCCGCTCTCGTGTAGATTGATTCCCCTTCTTGCAATTGCATCAATAGTTTACCTTTATGACATATCATCTGTTCAGGCTCTAGGTTTATTGACACATAATACTGCAATACTATACCAATAATCAAAAAGACCATCATTATTGGTATCAAATATCTCATTATTTTACTTATCATAAACTAATTCTCCATTCAATGCTATCGTTTAAACAGTCTATATAATTATACTTGTAACAAAATCTATATAGAAAGGAAAACATTATGTGGACAAAACCATCAGCAACTGAATTACGCTTCGGCTTTGAAGTAACAATGTACATCTGCAACAAGTAACATTGTGTTTAAACAGGGGATTTTCTTTCCCCTGTTATAAACTTATACTTATCTGGACCTAGTCGTTGCCACCATACTCTTCTGAACTCTACATACATTCTGTCACTGTTATTACATCTTCCAATGACCTTTGCGTGTTCAGGCAAGTAGATCAACTTACTTCTAGGTATCAGCCTAATTACTTTTCTAAAAAGGGACATCGTCTTTCATCTCACTTACTGTAGATGGGCGAGCCTGACCTTCTGAATTAGCATCAAACATCGATACTGCAATGCTTGTTGCACCATCAGCTACAGGAAAGCCTGATAGATTAATGTGTCTTTCTAGTACCACAAACTTACCATTGTCGCCTTCTAGTACTGCGCCAATGTTAGTATATACATTTTTTTCTTCACCTTCTTTATTTTTGTATTTACCATTTTGTACTGCAAGATTGTATAACTTCTTTGCCATTATTGATTCTCCTTAATAAATTTAATGGTGTCCTCAACTTCCGTTAAGAACTTTATTACTTCTTCTTCAAGTAATGCTATTTGCTTATCATTCCATTCTAATCTAATCACCACCATCTTTAGCTCATCAGGGAATGATGGGCAATACGATACATAATCACACCACTTTCTACCAGTACAAGCCATTTGCCAATACATCTGCAATTTATACCTACTGGGTATTTGGTGGGAGATTAATGTTTCTGTGTGGTTCTGCGGTTGTCTGCATTTTATTTCAATCAATCCGTCATCACCAACTAATCCATCAGGGCTAGCACCAGCCATCTTAATAGTCGGATGATCTACAAACCCTGTCTCTTCGACATCGTCATGTTTAAACACATAGAAGTTTCTAGCTTCATCCTCTGTATCAATGCCATGTTGCATAGCCTGATTAACAAATATTTCTGTTCTTTTACCTGTGAGTCGTTCTGTCACTAACTGCAATCTATAGGTTCGTCTATAGGCAGACTCGCTACCTGATCGAGTAGAAGCAACAACATCTGATAATTTAGAAGCTGTGACTTTACCTAGCCTCGCACTGAACCATTCATCACTTCGCTGTTCCATCACTACTCCCCTTTTTACTGTTTGCTCTAATTTTTTCTATGACTGACTTACACTCTGCTCTTTCAGCATCAGACATCCTATTGAATAAAGCCAAAGCACCTTCACGACCTGACTCTTTATATTTGTTTTCTAACATCTCTGAAGCATCACCTTCAGGTATGTCCTCACCTGCAAAGATATATAAACCAATACCATGTAATGCAATCGTTTTTGCTAGACATCTCTGCATAGCGGTATTTATTTCCATTGAATTTGGTTTTTGTATTGGCGCATTACGATAGTCTGTTACTGGCAAATACCCTGTCATTGTTTTACCAAACGCATGGACATCACACCATACCATCATCGAACCATCATCGTATACGGTTGGCTTCTTGAACTCAAAGGTTGCCTTCTCATCGTTCTGCAATAACACATCCACTGCCCATGCCCAAGAAAGATAATTAAATTTACCTTTCTTTTCTATATGCTCGGATACATCTATTGATCTTAATTTTTTATAGTCGCTCATTTTCACTCTCCTGTTGTAATGTTTGTTCTGCCCATTGTCTATCATCATCATCTAATGGGTATTGTTCACAGTGATCTTTATAATCATTCTGTGCCATTTTTAAATTAAATACTATTTGTTCGAATTGTTGTTTAGTCCAACCCATATTTACTCTCCTTGTTAATATGTATTTACATTATCACTTTATTTATACCGCCTGTCAATATTTTTTTTAACATCATCAAAGCCTTTCGTTTTAAATACTTGACCATTTTTAGAAGTAGCCTTGTACTGTATATCTTCACCAAAGGTTTGTTTAAACATCTTAATAACTTCATTAACACTCATCTCCTTTTTCATTATATTTTCTCCTTGTATCGAAGTCCTTTTTTATCATAAAAGAAATTAAAGGTTGGTTCGCTATTTTCTCCAATGTAGTTTCTTTGTTTTTGCACAAATACTTTTACATCAGGAATCGTTTTCATTTCTAACATAGTTAATTTTTCTTCTAATGCTTGTTTCTCCTTCCATTTATTACGCCAAACACAAAGCAAATTATCGCAAAGGTTGACTATGTGATTACTTCCATGCACATCATTTTTTGTTGGTTGCTCATATATATCTTTAGTTTTTTTTGTGTGTGCCACTAAAAATATATGTATAGGCATCTGTCGTGTTAGTGCGGTCAAATTATCAATGAATTTTTTTTGCGCTTCATAATTGTCTTCAGCAATGTCATTCATTTTCATCAAGCTATCGATGACCATGATCTGACAACCATGAATATGATATGCAAACAAAACCAAGTCCAACATATTTTGTGTTGTAGTCACCCCATCCTGTTTGTAAATCCATAATTTATTTTCCATTTTATTTATGAACTCGTCTACAAATTCAGGCGTAGGATTATTACTTTCCAAAAACTGCATCACCATTCTATTTATAGTCAACACTGGGTGCATTTCAAGACTGGCGATCATACATTTCCTATCAGATAATAACTGGTTTAAACAGACATGAGACAACCACATTGTTTTTCCTGAACCATTTGTGCCTGATAGAATTGTAATTTCATGTTCTCTTAATTTGAAACCGCTATCTGTGTTATGAAAGCCCAATGAGAATCCTCGATCAAAACCATTTTTATTAAAATCATGTACCTCTTCTCGCAAAGTAGTCGTTGTCACTAATTTTCTTTGCTTGATTGGCTCTCCTGTAAACTTGTCTAACTCATCAGTAGTTGTCAACATGGAATCCATGATGTCATCTATTGATCTATCCTTCATTAGCATCTCTACTATCTAATATTTCTTTAATTTGGTATATACGCAGTAGTGGTATTTCGTTCTGTTTAAACCACTGATTTACTGCTTGACGAGTAACCCCAACCGCTTCGGCTAGGGTACTCTGTGAATTATCGAAGTGTTTTATTACTTCGGTTGGAATGAATTTTTCCATATATTCTCCTATCGTTTATTTTTTAATGTTTTTAAAATGTGCTTCAAATCGTCCACCTCATCATGCCAAAGCAATTCCATATTATCCCCAATCGAATAGTTTGGTGCTAACTGACATATCTGATAGATCAATTTTTCTTTTTCACCTCGTGGTACATATCTATACTTTTGCATTTAATCTCTCCTTTAAAAATGAATCTAACCTTTCTGCTAATTTTTTAGTTAGGTTGCTATCTTCTGCTTCTCTTTTTGCATTTAGTATTCTATGTTTTGCTTCATAATTTATAAAATCACTTGCTAACAATAGACCCTGATAAACTCCTATATTAAAAGACATATCATCATCATGCGGTTCTGCTAAAAAATCTTCAAATATATGTTTTTTTACATAATCATTGATTTGGTCATTAGCAACCCCATCAATAACTTTAATCATACTAAAAACATCCATCATATATGTATCATTATCTGCCATGTTTAAACACTCCTTTTATATTCTTCAGGCGCATACTCGTTAAAGATAGAATAATCAGTATCGATCTGTTCTGCCATCTGAATTATTTTTTGATATTCTGCCGAACCTTTCTCCCACACTCGTTGGTCATCAGAATACTCGCTATACCAATCATGATTTTTTAATAAACCACGATATTGTTTTTGTATCTTTGCATCAACCCTATCAAATGCTTTTATTATCTGACTCTGTGCTGACATCGTTACTCTCCTTATATTTGTCTTTGATCTGTTTAAACGACTCTTCTATTGATTGCTCTAAAGCCTTCTTTAAATCATCTTCACTATTAATATCTTTAATATCTTTCTTAATAGTTTTACCGCCGAAATCAAAAATAATATCACTCATGATTATTCTCCCTATAAACAACAATTCTTAAATCTGTTAAATCAATTTCATTGTTTTTGTTATCAAACAACCGAATGCAATTGTAATCACCGTATCCTTTAGAATCTATTTTATTAAGCAATATAGTTTCTGCATCGAATACATCTTGACTCATCTCATCGTCCATAACTGTATGTGAATATGTCATTTTTACTCTCCTTAAATATAACCATTAATATTAATATGCGACCATATTGTATTGTCATACTCATCTTCTTCTGCCACAACATCTATGTCTGTAATGTAAACATCATCACTAGGCTCTTTACCTCTTATAACAATTTGTATTGGTCTGTCATCAGGCATTGGGTGTCGGTGTTCTACTTCTGCCAATGCTGATAATAACTTCTGTTTAAACTGCTCTATTGTCATTCCCATTTTTACTCTCCTTGTTAAATTTAATTGACAAACTAATTATGCTTGTCTCTGTCTTTGTTGTCAAGTTTATGTTTAGCAAATGTTTGTGCTTGGCTAATCATCTCGTCAACAATGTCATGGTTCGGCGCAAAACTATAAGCACCACTGATAATAGCCGTCACCAAACCACTAATTACATGATGATTTGGCGGTCTATCCATATCGCTCACCATCTCGAAAGTTTTTACTGCGATGATATATCCCGCTCTAAAATCATCTTGTATTTGTTTTTGTTGGTCTTCACTCATTTTTTTCCTTTATATTTTTATATGGATTTACATAATGCGGATTTTTTGCTAACCATTCCATGAAATGATTAACATTGTAATCGCTAATATGCTCGTATGGCTCATTGGATAAGATGATCTGCATCCAACCTATTTCCCAATAATCCTTGCCATCTTTAGTTACTTTATGGCGTTCTTGTTTGCCGTCATCTGTATAGACTGGATTGGTTGCCCAAAACTGTAAAACACAATCGTCTACAGACTCGACTGCATCTCTAATTTCCTCGAAGTCATCAGACTTGCTGACAACCCACTCCATGCCATCGTCTACGGAGACAACGAACCCACAGGTAAAGGCACGAAGAACCGCACCTTTCCATGATACATTCGGACTATCTTTATCCTCATATATTTTTAATACATCTGATACTGAATAATTAACCTTCATTTTTACTCTCCTTTTAATAATGTTTAAACAGGTTGAATTTTAAATTGCACTTCATCCTGATCTTTGTGTTGCTCATCAATCCATGCCTTAACATCTTCATAAACGCTAGGCTCGAACAGTGGCGCATATATTAATCTATCTAATAACTTCCCTGTGGATACATCAAATGCTTTCCACTGGGTCATCTTTTTTGTTTTTGCATATATTCTAAATTGCTTATTCATTTCCACTCTCCTTGTTTAAACGGTTTGTTTTACCATGATGATTGATAATAAATATCTAATTCGTTTAGCATAGGATGCTTTAGAATTTTAGTTATTATCTCGACTGTTGATCTTAATTGGTCAATATAATAATCGTTATATTCATAATCACCAAAAAAGAACCCCTCACCCACAGGCAGATCGATATGGGCAATTTTATGCCAATCCTCTTTAAAGTTTTCAGATCGACTTATTACTTTTTGACAAACTTTTTTAAGTTTTTCTAAATCGGTTTTCTCGACATAATAGGGACGGCAATTATCTTCACCGCCCTGTACATTATCGACAAACCAACGATGGATTTGGTTGGCTTTTCTCCAATATCCCAATTCTACTTTTATACTGCTTACCTCATCTGCTTCAAATTGAGATGCTTTTGCCACTGCTTTTCTAATTTTATCGTAATCAGGCTTTTCTGCGTGTTTCCACAGATAATGCTCTGCCGTTAAATACATATCTAAACCCATAATTATTCTCCTTGTTTAAACGGTTGTATTGACCCACTTCTTAAATATAGCTTTAGAAGCAGAACCGTCTTTGTTTTTATTACGCTGATAAAGAGCAACAGATATTTTATTGCCCTCTTTCATGCCCCAATCATCTTGTAAATAATCTATACAGTTATTTATTGCTTCTTTTTGGGTTGTGCCGTTCCCGAAAGAACCACAACCGCCAAAGTCGCATTCTGCATAATATTTATAAAACATAATTACTCTCCAATAATTAAACTTACCTTTACAATGTACTCTATTTATTTTTTCATGTCAAGTTTTATTGCGATTATTTTTTATAGTTTTATTTTTTCTTTATATTTTTTTTGCAATTATTTTTTTCTTCATATAACAAAAAATTATATAAAAAGTACTGACGGAAAATTTTTATTTATGATAAAATTTTTTATCTAAAAAAGATTATTTAATTTTATTTCATTATTATTTTTTTGATGGTGTAGCCCTAAAAGCGGAACCTCAAAAAATAATTTTATCAAGTATGATTAAAAAGGGTCATATTTTTTTTACTGAAAATAGCAGTTTAAACACAAACTATTTTTTTTATTTTTTCAATACTTCATATCTAGCAGAAACTCCTGTTTAAACATAACTTTATTTTATTTTTTAATCATTTATTTGCAATTTAGCTTGACATATTTTTATTTTTTCTTAATAATATAAGGGTATTTTTTATTTTTAAGAGGAGTAACTACAATGATTGCAATTGAGACAAAGTATTTACCAGCAACCAATAATAAAGGTTCAAGGATTAAGGCATCAATTCATACGAATGGTTATAATGTAACAATTCCATTTGATTATTCATTAAATGATGACAAACTTTATTTTAAGGCAGTACAGGAATTAATTAAGAAATATAAATTAGATTGGGATATATCTGAAATGGTTTACGGCGGTGTTAAGAATGGATATGTATTCTGTTTCCCATATAGCACAATAAAAGGGGGTGTTTAAACATGATATTAAATTTAAATGATATAGATATTAATCTGCTATTTAAGGCGTTGAATGATACCACATGGCGTTCACATTGGCATTCTCACGGAGGTTCATATTCTGATAAAGAGAAGCATAATGCTTATGATAATGAAGTGAATGAATTGCGGTCTAAAATGCTTCATCAAATAAGGAATGCTGCGGATCAAGATTGATTGGTTATCAAGGAATAAAAAAAGGGCGCATATAGCGCCCTTTTTAATAGACTGGATATTATTCCAGTATCAAGCGGAACGGCTCTGCGATATCATCAAAATTGATTGTATCAGGCTTCTGCTTCAGACCCGCTATATCATCTGTTAAAGCTTTTCTAATAGCATCTTGATATTTGCCTTCACAACATGGGCAAACAGGCATTCCCATTTCACTAACTCCTTGAGACATTCTAACTTTATAATCTCCTTTACCACCATTGCCTTGCGGACAAAATGCCTTCAGCATTCTTGTGCTTTGCTTTGAAGCGGTGTGGATATTTAAAGTATTGTGTGGATATTGCCCTAACTCCTCTTTAATCCATTTCTTAATTTGCATTCTTAATGAGTCGTTAGCGCCTGCGCCAGTCCATGAATTTACAATCTTTTTACCCTTCTTAACTGGCTTGCGTTCTAAACCTATAAACTTTGCCAATTCAATAAACTCCTTACTATGCCCTT